ATGTACTTTACCATACCTAGCGGCATACTCTGCACATAAAGCAAACCCATGCTGTAGCAACCAGCGAGTATTCTCTATGGTTTCATTTGCCCAGATAGTACAGGGGTGATTACGAAAGGCACCCTTCTCAGTAGCATAGGGTGTACCGTCTGCTTTGGGAAGAGTGCCATAACCATGACCCCATTTGTCTGATGCCACAATAGAGAGCATCTGACAGGTCTCTAGGGGCATTTTGACGATGTGCTTGTCGGGTAGAACCCTTGCTGATTTTTCAGGACACTCGTCGGTCACAAAGATGTTCATATCAAATTGAATGAAATAATCACACGCTCTTCTTCGCTGTCATGCGGAGGAGCCATGTGCATTAGATTTGATGGAAAGATTACCATGTCACCTTCACTACATGGAAATGAAGAACACTGGTGCGTTCCTGTCTCATCATTGAATGGTGAGAAGAAGAGGGTGCTCGGGTGTTCTGCATTCATTTTAGCATACAAAACACACGAGTACCCCATACATCCATGGTCATGTGGAGTGTGGTAGTCTCTTGCACTATACTTCTGACACCACATGTTTGCAATGCCTTTGAATTTATATTCAGCAATTTTGTGGAATTCTGACAGATAAGGTTCAACAACTCTAATAACCTCATCGTGATACTCTGGCGTCTTAAACTCAAAGTAATCAGTGTACTTGATATGCTTTTCTGCATTGTTTGTTTCGGGGATCATACCCAAGATACGATCCCGCGATTCTGTCCACTCACTCACATTAAAGTGGAAGACTGAGACTGTGAATAAGTCAACCTTCGTAAGTTGAGTCGGGTTCGAGTGCGATGTAGTAGTCAAGATTGTAACTGTGGTTGGTGAACTTAGAGAGAAGTTTCTTAGAGATCACAACATCATAAGATCCAGGAATGACTTTGATATTCTCAATCTTAAAGTTGAACTCAAATGTCTTGTCGGTCTTACCAACAGTCAGAGCAAACTCATTGGAGTTATCGTTCTTCTTGTCACGGACAACCAGAGTGATCTCTCCATCATTGCCAATGGCAGCAAGGTCGGGAAGTTGATAAACAGAAGATGCCTTCAGCAGTTTCTGCAGTTGCACACTCTCCAGTTGGAAGCACACATCTTGACTCGGAAGAGTGATGGGTTTCTCTGGAGGAGTGATGATGACCTCAGGATCAGCAAAGGCAAACTTAACCTTGGTGGTCTTGCCCTCACGAATGATCATATAAGAGTCATGCTTCAGATCAATGTCAGGATCATTCATCAGACCGACACCATTCAGGAACTGAGGCAGGTCATAGATGCCAAAATCCTTTTCAAAGTTCTCGTCGATGTCTGCTTCTGCGAGGATGTTCTTCATCACCGAGATGGTACGAAGTTTAGACCCTTTCTTCACCAGAATAGACTGGTTAATAGAAGAAAAGTTTTCGAGAAGGTCAATAGTTTTTTCAGAAAGTTTCATATCCACGCTCAGTAGTCTCCTTGTCTAGTCCAGCGAAGTGATAAAGAAGAACAGCATAATGAATGATCTTCTTGATGTCCATTCTAGCAGATCCCTTCTTATCGTAACGGGATGCATACTTAAGAATATTGCTACGGCAAAAAGCAGCAGCATCACCAACGGATTCAATCAGATCAAGAGTCTGAGTTCCGTTGTCAGAGTTGTAGTGAGCACGATATGTGTCACTAATATAGTCCTTCACAATTTGAAGGATCTCATCTTCATTGTATTTGTACACAGATTTTTTTACATCATTTTGTTTTGGCCAGACAAATCCGTCTGCCGTGATTTCTACAGCACCAGTATAAGGTTCAGGTGTCCATTCGTAACCGCCGTTAGCGGCAACAAATGCCTGCTCATCTTCAGGACCGTACATTTCGTCGTATAAAAAAGACCATGCTGTCATTGTAACACCTCTCTAGTGAAATTGCAAGTCAAAAACATTGAAACTCATTGTAATTCGAGTTACATCACTTGTAAAGGGATAGACACAATGCTTTAGATCTGCGGGGAAGATATACATCTGTCCCGTCTTTGGGGTAATTTTGTACGATCCGTTCGACATAAAACTCTTAGGACCATAAACAAATTCCAACATTCCAGGAGAAGGGCAATTTGTTTTGTCTTCCCAGAAGACATGTTCTTTTTCTATTTCTTCTGGAATGTCAATGAATATTACTGTACTGAGAATCCCATCATGAACATGTATTGGATTAAACTCATGCTTCTTTTGGTAGTTAATCCAAGGACCATTTCCAAGATCATATGAAATTGAATCGGGCGGTTCTCTGTCACCATATCTTTTGAAGTTACTATCAACATATTCTTTTATGTGAGGATAGATGTAATAGACAAAAGTATTTGGTTGTAGTAC